GACATTAAATGGAGTAATATCAGGAGATACAATAGCAATAGGTACTAACTCTATGGTTGAGGGTACTGCTTCTATTGCAATAGGTCATGATTCTTATGCAGGAGGGTCAACAGCTAAAGATGATGCTATTGCTATTGGTAATGGGGCTTCATCTAAATTTTTAGGAGGCGTAGCATTAGGTGCTGGAGCAACTACAACTGATGCAAATCAATTTGCTATTGGATCATCTTCAAATGCTGTAGGTACTGTAATTGTTGCACCACCAGCAATAACTACTACAACATGGACAATAAAAATAAATGGAACAGATTATAAGATTCCAATGTATGCTGCATAAATTAAATTAAATTAAATGAAAGTTGAATTAAATGAAGAATCTATTAAACATATAAACCGCTTGTTACAATCTCTACCTATCAACACACTTGATATTGTTAAAGAGATTACAGAGGTTATTAATAAAAGTTTAGTAGAGGAAAAAAAATAAAATAAAATGGATATAAGAAAAATTTCCATTGGTGCAGATTATAAGTCTGGAGCAATGCATTATATTGTAGGTCAAGACGTTTTAGGCGGAAAATATAAAATACACTTAATACAAGCAAAAGAAGAAGACTCTACATATAAGCTTTGGGTAATTAAAGACCAGGAAGTTTTAATTTGGAAGGAATTTCTTTACACACTACCAATTACATTAGAGTATAACATAAACTTTTAATGAGAGCTTTATACTCATTTATTGTAGAGCCTTTAAATGATAGGAGATACGATAACATACAAAAATTAGATGACGTTGATCTAATAACAAGTGTGTCAGAAGAAGATCATACAGTTGCTAATAGATATGCAAAAGTAATATCACTACCATTACATTATAAAGGAGAAATAGAAATAGGAGATACTTTACTTGTTCACCATAACGTTTTTAAATTTTATAACGATATGCAAGGAAGAAGAAAAAGCGGTAAAAGTTATTTTAAAGAAAATTTATTTTTTATAGATGATGACCAGTATTTTTTATATAAACATAATGGTAAATGGACGGCTCCAGGAAAATATTGTTTTATAAAACCTTTAGGATCAAAAGATTCTTTTTTAAAAAAAACAGGCAAACACGAACCACTACAAGGGACAATAAAATATATAAATAATCAATTATTAGCTTTAGGTGTTAAAGAAAATGATGTTATTATATATGAGCCAGAAAGTGATTATGAGTTTAAAGTTGACGGAGAACTTTTATATAGAATGTTTACTAATAATATAACTACCATATTAGATGAATAATAAAGAATTAAGATTTCAAATTATTAGTGCTGGAGAAAAAGCTGTGGCACAATTAATTAAAGTAGCAAGAGAAGATATTATTAAATATGATGCTGATGATCAGTTAGCTGCTGACAAATTAAAAAACGCTGCGGCTACAAAAAAATTATGTATTATGGATGCTTTTGAAATATTAAAAAGAATAGAAGAAGAGAAAAATTTGTTAGAAGGGAATGTAGTAGACAATAAATCAATTATACCGAAAGGATTTGCAGAGTCAAGATCAAAATAAAATATACAGAGTATTAAAAGATTATATCCCTAAAGGAGTATTATCTAATAAAAACAGAGCTAAAACATGGCTTTATGGTTACAATGAAAAATATGATGTTATTGTAATCTCAAGAGACGGAACTATCGGTCAGGTTTATGAAGTAAGTAATGTAAAAATAGCATTACCTAAACCACCAAAAAGTTTTGTTAATGAGAAAGAAAAAAAAGAAAATCAAACATGGGAGGCTACTCCTGTCCCTAAAGTTTTAAAAAGAATACAAAGTATTTTTCAATGGCATGAAGCTCCTGTTAATTTTAAATCAGAATGGGTAGATTATATAGAGACTGAATTTGACAGGAGAGAGCAAGGACATTGGTTTAAAAACAACGGAATAGAAACATACATAACAGGTACTCATTATATGTACCTTCAATGGACTAAAATAGATATAGGGCATCCAGATTTTAGAGAGGCAAATAGAATATTTTATATATTTTGGGAAGCGTGTAAGGCAGATAAAAGAAGTTTTGGAATGTGTTATTTAAAAATAAGAAGATCTGGATTTTCTTTTATGAGTTCTTGTGAAGGTGTTAATCAAGCTACTATAACTAGAGATGCTCGTATAGGTATACTTTCTAAAACAGGAGCTGATGCAAAAAAAATGTTTACAGATAAAGTTGTGCCTATATCAAATAATTACCCGTTTTTTTTCAAGCCTATACAAGATGGTATGGATAAACCGAAAACTGAATTAGCATACAGAGTTCCTGCTTCTAAGATTACTAAAAAAAATATGTATGACACTGGAAGTGAAGACCTTGACGGTTTAGACACTACTATTGACTGGAAAAACACATCTGATAACTCGTATGACGGGGAAAAGTTACAATACTTATTACATGATGAAAGTGGTAAATGGGAAAGGCCAGAAAACATTTTAAATAACTGGAGGGTAACTAAAACTTGTTTAAGGCTTGGTAGTAAAATTATAGGTAAATGCATGATGGGTTCAACATCTAACGCCTTAGATAAAGGAGGCTCTAATTTTAAAAAGTTATTTGAAGATTCTGACGGAGCAAAAAGAAATCAAAATGGACAGACTAAATCTGGTTTGTATAATTTATTTATTCCTATGGAATGGAATTTTGAAGGATATATTGATAAGTATGGTATGCCAGTTTTGTTCACCCCTAAAACCCCAGCTATTGGGATAGACGGAGAAGATATAACAACGGGGGCTATAGATTATTGGGAAAATGAAGTTAATTCATTAACGCAAGATGCAGATGCATTAAATGAATTTTACAGGCAATTTCCTCGCACAGAGTCTCATGCTTTTAGAGATGAGTCAAAACAATCATTATTTAATTTAACTAAAATATATCAGCAAATAGATTACAACGATTCTTTAATGCTAGGGCAACACACAACAAGAGGATCGTTCTCATGGCAGAACGGAGTTAAAGATAGTAAGGTGGTATTTCACCCTAATAAAAGTGGGAGATTTTTAGTAACTTGGACACCAGGAATAAATATGCAAAATAATGTTATTGAGAAAAACGGAATTAAGTATCCTGGCAATGAACATTTAGGAACTTTTGGATGTGATTCTTACGATATTTCAGGAGTGGTAGTTGGTAAAGGATCTAACGGAGCTTTACACGGACTAACAAAATTTAATATGGACGAAGCGCCTTCTAATCAATTTTTTTTAGAATATATAGCAAGACCACAAACGGCAGAAATATTTTTTGAGGAAGTGTTAATGGCTTGCGTTTTTTACGGTATGCCAATTTTATGTGAAAATAATAAACCTAGACTATTGTACCATTTTAAAAATAGAGGATATAGAGGATTTAGCATGAACCGTCCTGATAAAAGATTTAATAAATTATCTAAGACGGAAAAAGAATTGGGAGGCATCCCAAACACATCGGAAGATGTTAAGCAATCTCATGCCGCAGCTATAGAGTCTTACATAGAAAAACACATAGGTTTAGACTTTGAAGGTCTTTACAGGGAGCTAGATGTAATGGGGGATATGTTTTTTCAAAGAACACTAGAGGATTGGGCTAAGTTTGATATTAGTAATAGAACAAAATTTGATGCTGCTATAAGTTCAGGTTTAGCTATAATGGCTAATCAAAAGCACTTGTATACACCGACTAAAGAAAATTCAAAAATAAGTATTAACTTTGCAAGATATAATAATAAGAGTTCACTAAGTGAAATAATAAGATAATGAAAGGAGTAACAATAGATATAAAATCTGCTGCTTTTCCTGATCAATTTGCATCTGATTCTGAGAAAAAAACTAAAGAATTTGGATTACAAATAGGTCAAGCCATACAATACGAATGGTTTAGAAAAGAAGGAGTTAATCAATGTAGGTTTTACAGTCAATGGTTAGAGTTCAATCGTTTAAGATTATACGCAAGAGGAGAACAGTCAATAGCTAAGTATAAAAACGAAATGTCTGTTGACGGAGACTTGTCTTACCTTAATTTAGACTGGACACCAGTACCTATTATTCCTAAATTTGTAGATATAGTTGTTAACGGAATGTCTGATAGACTTTTTACGGTTAAGACTTATGCTCAAGACGCTATGTCCTCTGAGAAAAGAGGAAAGTTTCAGGAGATGATAGAAACAAATGTTATTGCAGCTCCTTTGTTTAAGCAAATAGAAAAAGATTTTAATGTTGATGTGTTTCAGGTAGATCCAGCAACCTTGCCAGAATCTGATTTGGAAATGGAGCTTTATATGCAAATGAACTACAAGCCTGCTGTAGAAATAGCAAATGAAACAGCAATAAACACTTTACTTGACGAAAATCATTATGATCAAATTCGCACAAGGTGTGATATGGATTTAATGACTATTGGAATATCTATATGTAAACATGACTTTCGCTTGGGAGATGGTATAAATGTAGAATATGTTGATCCTGCAAACGTTGTATATAGTTACACTGAGGATCCTTATTTTAAAGATTGTTTTTATTGGGGAGAAATTAAGACTATTCCTATAGGAGAAGTTATAAAAATTAATCCTGATTTAACAAACGAAGATTTAGAAGAAATTTCTAAATACAGCCAGGCATGGTATCAGTATTACAATGTATCTGAAATGTACGAAAACAGTATGTTTCACAGAGATACTTGTACATTATTGTATTTTAATTATAAATCTACTAATAGTTTTGTTTATAAAAAGAAACAGACAGCTGAAGGTAATTATAAAACTGTAGAAAAAGATGATGAATTTAATCCGCCGCCAGAAATGATGGAGGATGGTAAATTTGAAAGAGTAGAAAAAAGAATAGACGTTTGGTACGAAGGAGTTATGGTTATGGGTACTAATATTCTTATTAAATGGGAGATGTCTAAAAATATGGTAAGGCCTCAGTCGGCAAGCCAGTATGCTATGCCTAATTATGTAGCTACAGCTCCTAGAATGTATAAAGGAAACATAGAGTCATTAGTAAGAAGAATGATACCTTTTGCTGATTTAATACAAATGACACACTTAAAGTTACAGCAAGTAATTTCTAAAGTAGTTCCAGACGGTGTGTTTATTGATGCTGACGGAATGAATGATGTAGACTTAGGGACAGGAAACGCATATTCTCCTGAGGACGCATTAAGATTGTATTTTCAAACAGGTAGTGTGGTGGGAAGAAGCTATACTCAAGATGGAGAATACAACCAAGCTAGAGTTCCTATAACACAACTTACATCTTCAAGCGGTGGTCAAAAAATGCAAATGTTAATTGGTAACTATAATCATTATTTAAATATGATTAGACAGGTAACAGGGTTAAATGAAGCTAGAGATGGGTCTACACCAGATGCTTACTCATTAGTAGGAGTTCAAAAATTAGCCGCATTAAATTCTAATACAGCTACTCGTCATATTTTAGAGTCTAGTTTATTTTTAACTAAAACTTTAGCAGAGGCTTTGTCAATTAGAACTGCGGATGTATTAGAATATTCTGATTTTGCTGATGAGTTTGCAATGCAAATAGGCAAATACAATGTAGGAATGTTAGATGACATTAAAAATCTTTACATATATGACTTTGGTATTTTTATAGAAATGTCTCCTGATGAAGAAGAGAAGGCAATGTTAGAGCAAAATATTCAAATGGCCTTGTCAAAAGGAGGTATTGATTTAGAAGATGCGATTGATATTAGAGAAATTAGAAATATCAAAATGGCTAATCAGTTGTTAAAAGTTAAAAGAAAACAGAAACAAAAACAAGAACAGCAGCAACAAGCGGAACAAATGCAGATGCAGCAACAAAATAATATGCAAGCTCAACAAGCTGAAGCTCAAATACAAATGGCTAAAATACAAGCTGAAACACAATCAAAAATGCAAGTTGCTCAAGCAACAATAGGTTTTGAAATAGAAAAACTTAAAAACGAAGCTGCGTTAAAAGAACAATTAATGATGACAGAGTTTCAGTTTGCAATTCAATTAAGAGGAGGGGAGGAGCAGGCTTTAAACAACAGAGAGCAGGCAAGAGAAAAAGCAAAAGATAAAAGAGTAAGCCAGCAGTCATCTGAGCAATCCCAGTTAATAACTCAAAGAAAAAACAACTTACCTCCAATAAATTTTGAGTCTAACGAGGATAGTTTAGATGGTTTTGATATGGCTGAATTTGACCCAAGATAAATAAATAAAATTACACTAACTTTGTACAAATTAAATTAAATAAAATGGAAATAAAAGTAAGGGAAGTAGTAAAAGAAGAAAAGTCTACTCAAGAAATAGAGGCGCAACTTTTAAAAGAACATGAAGAACAGTTTGAAGAAAGTAAGCCAGCAGAAGTAGTAGAAGAAATAAAAGTAGAAGAAGAGGTTAAGGCTGATGCTCCTACTGAAGAAAAAACTCCCTCGTCAGAGTTAAATGACGAAGATGTACTTTCTTATATTAAAAATAGGTATGATAAAGATATATCCTCAGTAGATGATTTGTTTACGCAAACAAAAGACAATGACGAATTACCTGAAGACGTATCTGCTTATTTAAAGTATAAAAAAGAAACGGGCCGTGGTATTGAAGACTTTTATAAATTACAAAAAGACTATGATACTATGGATTCCGATCAAGTATTAGCTGATTATTATAGCGCTACCGAAGATGGTTTAGATGCTATAGATATTCAAGATTTGATGGAGGATAAATTTTCTTTTGATGAAGAAGAAGATGAACCAAAAGATATCAAGAAACTAAAATTAGCTAAAAAAAGAGAACTTGCGAAAGCGAAGAAATATTTCGGAGATCAAAAAGATAAATATAAAATTCCTCTTGAGTCAAGCGGGAGTGGATTATCTGACAATGACAAAGAAAGTTTAAATGCTTATAAGAGTTATATAGAAGAATCAAAAACTGTTAGTGAGGCAAACAAAAAAAAGTATGATTGGTTTCTTAAGAAAACTGATGAGGTTTTCAACAATGAGTTCAAAGGTTTTGAGTTCAATGTAGGAGAAAGGGATATGACTTTTAAGCCTGGAGATGCTCAAGAATTAAAAAGCAAACAATCGGATGTAAATAATTTCTTAAGCAAATACATGGACAAAGACGGGTTAATTAGTGATATCAATGGATATCACAAAGCTCTGTCAATGGCTATGAATCCAGACAAGTATGCTAAGTTTTTTTATGACCAAGGAGTGACTGACGCTGTAGATAATGTTTCTAAGAAATCAAAGAATATTAATATGGATGTTAGACAATCACAACAAAGTGTTATGAAAGACGGATCTAAAATAAGAGCTGTAAGCTCAAGTTATAACGACAGTGGAAGAGGACTCAAAATTAGAAGTTTAAAAAAATTATAAACAATTAAAACATAAAAACAAATGCCAGTAAATGCAGTCCCTGGGTTTAATTTGCAGCCAAGTGCGCAGCAAATTGCCCAACCAACAAACTACATAACAAACTTTAACTTTCTTAATCAGTATCTTCCAGATACTTATGAGAAAGAATTTGAGCGTTATGGAAATAGATCAGTAGCATCATTCTTAAGAATGGTAGGCGCTGAAATGCCAACTAACTCTGATATGATTAAGTGGGCAGAGCAAGGAAGATTACACACTAAGTACACAGGAATGACTACGCCAGCAGCAGCAGGAGCTACTACAGTAGTATTTACAATTCCAGCGGCACAGTTAACAAGTAATCCTCCAACGTCATCAGCACCAGCAAATGGTTTTGGTGCGATTAGACAAGGTCAAACAATTATGATTTCTTTAGATACTAATGGAACAACATTATCTAATAAAGGAATTGTAACAGTTGCACCAACAGCAGCTACTCCAGGAGTTTTTACAGTAGCTTTATATGAGGCAACTGGATTAGCTTGGGCAGGTTTAAATACTACTGCAACTATGTTCATTTATGGATCTGAATTTGCAAAAGGTCAACCAGGAATGGCTGGTTCTTTAGAATCTCAAGATTTAATATTTGACAATAAGCCTATTATTATTAAAGACCAGTATACTGTTAATGGTTCTGATATGGCTCAAATTGGATGGGTAGAAGTTACTACTGAAAATGGAGCTAATGGATACTTATGGTACCTAAAGTCAGAGCATGAAACAAGACTACGTTTTGAGGATTACCTAGAAACAGCTATGGTGGAAGCAGTTCCAGCAGATGCAGCTTCTGCGGCAGGAGATTTCTTGCAGAATGTTGCTGGTGGTCTTTCGGTAGCAGGCGGTTCTGGTTCTGATGGTATTTTCTTTTCAGTTCAGAATAGAGGAAACATCTGGAGCGGGGGTAACCCAGTTGCTTTAGCAGGTTTTGACTCAGTTATTCAGAGATTAGACAGACAAGGTTCTATTGAAGAGAATGTAATATTCGTTAATA